GTGAATTCGATCCCAATTATTTAAAAAAAAGTCCGTCCGTCCGGTAGGTTGCGGCGGGGAGGGGGAAAGCGTATTGAGATCGAAACCCTTAACGATGTTCGGTTAATTGCAAGAGCGATGAGCGAAGATTGGCCGGTAACAGGCGAACAAAAAAAAGCGATCATTGCAAAGCTAATGCTAATCATGGAAAGCGACATTCCTGATTTGCAGATTCCAGCTAGTAGGGCTTTAATGATGGCAGACGCACTCAACCAAAAGCGGCAAGCGTTGCAAGAAAAGAAACTCGCATTGGAGCAAAAACGTAAACTTGAACTTATCGAACTCGCTCACAAGCTCGGCATTGTTGGACATGACAGCGGCTCAATTGGAGTCGTTGATTCGCAATCGTCCAGAATCGCAAACGAGTGAAGCACAACGGATACTTAATCTTAGGGTATTCGACGAAAAGGAATACGACAGGGAACGCAAGGTAAAGGTACGCGCCCAGGGTCGTGTAGTTTACATTCCCGTCCCAAAGAATATTGAGCGGAGATTGGCGTGCTTGCGAGATCCAGAGCTATTGTTGACCACGTACTTCACCGCAACCTACTACGAACCGTTTACAGAGGATCGGCGGGACATGCTTCTCTCGATTTGGCGAGCTGCTCAGTACGGCGGAGACCAGGCGATAGCGGCGAGCAGAGGCGAGGGAAAAACTACGCTTGCAATGGACGGGGCGTTTTGCTTGATGCTGGCAGGCTTGTCAGGGTTTCCGGTTGTGGTTGGCAAGAATCAAGACTCGTCAACTGATGAGCTAATAGCACTGAGGGAACGCATCATGGAGTCGGAAACATTTGTAGAGGACTTCCCAGAACTTGGCGTGCCTCTTTTAGCGGTCGGGCCGTCAACAGCTAACGCAAGACTCCAAACGGTAGGCGGTAGGTTTATCCGCATGTACTTAGGTCAGAAGCATTTTGCATTCCCTACGATCACAAACGAGCAGCTACCCCATTGGCCAAAGGGATTGGACTCGGTTGCGTGCGGGCAGATCATGGGGGCGGTTGGAATCGATGGCAAAATACGCGGGTTTAAGTTTCGCTCAAAGCGGCCTACGCTCGCAATCATCGACGACATCGAAGACAAGGACTCAGGAAAAAACGATCTGCAAATCGAAAAGAACGAAGCCATCATTGAGGAGGACATCGGCGGAATGGGTTCCTCGGCGGAACGAATAGCGCGGGTCTATCTTTGCACAACGATCAATCGAAAATGCAACGCATACAAGTACACTGACCGCAAACAGAAGGGCAGTTGGAACGGTCGCAGATATCGCAAAATGATTAAGCGACCCGATCGAATGGATTTGGTTAATCAGTATATTGAGATGCGAAAATTCAGGCACGCAGACGATCCAGACGCCAGGGACGCATTTCGGTTTTGGCGTGACAATCAGAAAGAAATTGAATCGGGGTGCGTAGTTTCCAATCCGTATTCATACTCAAAGAAAATCCACTCGGACGGCGAACCGATGGAGCTTTCTACATGCCAGGCGTATTTCAATAAAGTTGCGGACTTTGGAGAAAAGGCGGTCGCAAGTGAGATCGACAACGATCCGCCGGAAACGGTCGGGCCGCAGGGTAATGGGCTGGACGCGGCAATGGTGCTGAGTCGTATTAGCGGTCTAGGCAAACGACAGTTACCTATGAACACGGTCGCATTGACGGCAGCGATCGACTTGGGCAAGTATCGTTGCCATTGGGTCGTTTGTGCATGGTGGCAAGGTGCGGGAGGCGTGGTTGTCGATTATGGCGTGGCTGAGGTACACGGCACAGACAAGTCCATTGACAACGAAGCTAGCGAACCACAGATCTACAAAACGCTTTTGAATTGGCGCGACGAGCTGCTAAACAAAAACTACACGGACGCAAGCGGAACGATTCGCAAAGTCGATTTTTGCATGGTAGACTCAGGCACATTTACAAACGCAGCCTACGAGTTTACGCGGCAAGTGCGAGGGATCTTTCATCCGTCGAAGGGGCTTAATCCCTACCACCAAAAAAAGGCATCAACGAGTACAATCATTGCAGGGGCCAATCTACACGCAAGCAGGTTAGCGGCCCAGGATCTTTGGCTATATGATTTGGATACAAGCTACTGGAAACAATGGGTTCACGAGCGATTCTTGACGCCAACGTTTGACGAAAACAACATGCTACGGCGTGGCTCGCTCTCGTTGTATTTGACCGATGGAACCAAGACGCATAGCAGCTACGCGCAGCACATTGTAGCCGAAGAACTGGTTACCGAGTTTAAAGAGGGCAAGGGCAGCAAAACCTATTGGAATCAAACGAATGAAAACAACCATTGGCTAGACGCAACGTACATGGCATCGGCGGCAAGTGAGGCGTGCGGCGTCAAGCTCATGGCGGTTGCAGATGATACAATTGAGCCGAGGCATATCAGCGGTGATAAGCCAAAGCCGCAACCGAAAGCACAACAGCATGGGCAGCGGTTTCGGACCAGGCCAGGGGGCGGAAGCTGGATACCAAAAAGACGATACACATGAGCAAGAAGCGAGGCGAAACAAAGATGCCTGACGTTGTGCGAGCGGTTGCGGATGTTGCGTTAGGCGTGGCGGTTTCAACTGCGGAAGAAATGAACGAACCGCTAAAGTATTCAAGCCACCGAGAGAATCAACCCCGTCCACGTTCGCGCACATTCACAGCCAAGCCTTGTTCCGTTTGTGCGGCCTTGCGAGAACCGGATACAAATTTTACGCGGGTGTATGCTACTCGTGATAGTGTGCGTTATTGCAAGTGCACGTTTTGCAACAATACTTGGAAGGATTCAGACGGCTAGATATTTTGGAGCAGTTCCATACAGTGGAACTTAGGGAATTCCAAACTCCTAGCCTATTTGCCATGCTTCTGTCATGGCAACATCCGCAAGCCTTTTGGCACTAGTTGAAGCAGCGATTGAAGCACTCGTTACGGGTGGGGCGGAGTCGTATTCTATCGGCTCAAGGTCAGTCACAAAATTAGACCTAGCCGAGCTATTCCAACAACGCGACAAGCTGGCGATTGCAGCAAGCAGGGAAGCCGGTGGCAGTCCATTTAGCCTAGCCAAGATTGGGAGAATATCCCGATGATTGGCAACTTTGTTGATCGAATGATTGGCGTGTTTTTCCCGCTCGCACAATTGCGACGGATGCAAGCCCGAAAGGTTATGCGTTCCTACCAGGGGGCCGAATCAAACAGGTTGACTGGCAACAAGCGACCACGGAACCAAGCAGCGGACCAGGAGCTACTAGGGCCATATGGTGCCGATGCTATGCGTTCTTGGGCGCGATCCTTGGTTCGAGATAATGCCTACGCTTGGAACGTTGTTGACACGATTGTTAGCAACGTCATTGGCGACGGCATTACAGCTCAATCGACCTATGAGACTGCGGAAGGCGAGGACATTGAGGACGCAAACGACATTCGAGACAAGACGTTTTCGGAATGGTGCGAAGTTTGCGACATCAATGGTGAGCTAACATTTTCAGAGATTCAAGCACTAGTTCAACGCGAAGTTGTTGAAGCGGGTGAGGTGCTTGTCCGGCTGATCAAGACTAGCGGAAAAGAGTATCGCGGTATCTCGCGTCCAGTGCCATTGGCAATCGAATTGATTGAAGCGGATCGCGTTTCCCTCAATCACGACACTTTCACGGTGAGGGCTTCGCGAGAATCGGGCAACCGTATCATTCGTGGCATTGAGCTAGACGACAAAGGCAAGCCGGTTGCGTATTGGATCTATCCAGAGCATCCGAATAGCCCCTACACGGTCAAGAATCAGCTACCGGAGCGCGTGCCAGCCAATGAGATTCTGCACTTGTATCGCAAGGACAGGATAGGCCAATCGCGGGGCATCAGTTGGTTTGCGCCAATCATGTCGCAGATGCGAGATTTGGCGACATACGTGGACAACGAATTACAGGCGAGCGCAGTTGCGAGTTGCTTCACGGTGTTCATCAAGAGCGACAATCCTACGGGATCATTGCTTGCTCCGGAGGGTGAAGACACGATTGACAGCAATGGCAATCAGCTAGATCACATTGAGCCAGGTATTGTCACTAGGCTAGCGCAAAATGAAGACGTATCATTCGCTAATCCGGGCCGTCCAAATTCAGCGAGTGAGCCTTGGATAAACCTGATGCTTCGAGGCATTTCGGCGGGAACAGGCACGAACTACGAGGCAGTCGCTAAGGATTTTTCCAAGACATCCTATTCGTCCAGCCGAACAAGCAAACTCGAAGATAGACCAAGAATTAAGCGATGGCAAAACCACGTTGTATGGCATTTTTGCCAGCCTGTGTGGGACGAATTTATGAACGCGGCGGCGCGGCAAGGGCTCGATGGTTTTCCATCGTCAACCGAGTTGCTAGAAGATCGGCGGGCGGTATCTCCCGTTGAATGGCAACTACCAGAGCAGGAGTGGGTGGATCCAGCGGGCGAACAATCAGCGGCCTACGATTCAATCAGTGCGTACATGAGCACGTACCAAGATGAACTTGGTTCGCGTGGTCGATCATGGCGTGCGACGTTTTACCAAGCCGCCAAAGAAAAGAAGCTTCGAATGAAGCTAGGCTTGCTCAAAGCAGATGAGCAAACAGCGCAAATGATGGCCGCACAAACGGGTGCAGAAGGTCCAGCCGATGCGGTTCAAGCAGAGCAACAAGAGCAAGCCGGTTCGGGCGAATGGATGGGGCTTTCAAGGCTCCAGTGGAACCGCAACCGCAAAGCATTAACCGACGTTTTAAACGGGCTATCTGACGGGTCTATGAGTGCAGCGTTGGCAACGGCTCAGCTTTCAATGATTGGGTTAAGCCAAAATAACATCGACGCGCTTGTTGCGGATGCGAGTGACGGAACGGTAGACAATCCCGTCCCAGTCGAGGAGGTAGCAAGTGCCTAAGAAAAAAGGAACGCTACCAATATTCGACGGGCCAAAGGTAGAGCGGTCAATTGCAATCGTCGGACCTACCAGGGCAGTGATTGCAACCGAAAATCCGATTCAACGCTGGGACGAACAAACGCAACAAGTCGTCAACGAAGTCCTCCTCATGGACGGCATCGAATGGCGCGGCGGTCGAGATCAAATCCCGATAGTCGATAGCCACAATGATGAGACTGTGCGGAACATATTTGGGTCAATCCAAAAGATGCAAGTCGATTATGCGACGGGTGAGCTAATTGGCATCCCTGTCTTTGCATCAGATGCAGAGTCGCAAACGATCATGCAACGAATGAACGAGGGTCACATAACTGACTTCTCTATCACAGGCCAACCTATTGAAACTCTGTTTGTGCAGCGTGGCCAAAGCTACACAACGAGCAGGGGAGTTGTCATCGAAGGGCCTGCATTGATTCACACAAAATGGCAACCACAAAACGCTTCAATCTGCGCAACGGGTGCGGATGAGCAAAGTACGGTGAGGCGGTCTTACACGGACCTAAAACGAAAGGTATTGAGAATGGACGAGGCACTATTAGCCCAAGCGTCTGCACTAGGTCTACCCGTGGGGATGACCGATCCGAACGAGGTACTAGCATGGCTTATGAGCAAGCTAGGCGGAGGGGCGGCACCAATGGAACCTGTCGAGAGCATGGCCAATCCGATGGTCGAACCAGTTGTTGCACCAGTGCAAAAAATGGCACAAGAACCAGTCGAAAAGATGGCCGACGAGATGAAGGCAAAGGTCATGAACCAAGCGGCAACCGTTGACCAGATTAAGCGAGCGTTGCAAGCCGATCAGGTCAGGCGGACAGAGATTCAGGCAACATGCGCACTAGCCAAAATTGAGCGAGCTTTCGCGGATGAGTTGTGCGAACAGTTCATTCCACTTTCCGAAGCTCGCAAAAGGATTATTGACAAAATGGCAACTCAACCACTAGGCGCTTCCGTTGGTGGAGACGTTCGCGTCACACGTTCCAGCGAAGACAAGTTTATCGCTGCGGTTAGCGATGGCCTTGTAGCTCGAAGCAAGGGCCGAACAGCGATCAAACGAAGCCTGTACATCAGCGGCGACAAGCCAGCAGAGGGACACGAAGAGTTCAGCAAACTTAATTTGATTCGCATGGCTACCTTGTTTGGCGAGCGAGCAGGTTTGCCAGTTCAACGAATGAGCAATCCCGAAATCGCTCGCGCAATCATGCGAATGTCAACGCTTCAAGGGGCGTTCGAAGTTTTGCAGCGATACCGAATTGAGCGATCAGACTTTCAGGCTTATCACACAACCGGAAGCTTTGCAAACGTGCTTTTGGACGCATCAAACAAAACGCTTTTAGCTGGTTACGAAGAGGCTCCATATACGTGGAATCTTTGGGCGCGAACGGCAAACAGCGTGGACGATTTCAAGAGCATTAACCGCACACGGTTTAGCGAGGCGCCAAATCCCGAGGAAGTGCCAGAGGGTAAGGACTACCCCGAAAAGCCCATGAGCGATGCTAAGGAATCGTATCGGGTTGCAAAGTTTGGCGAGTCGTTCAGCGTGTCATGGGAAACGATTGTTAACGACGATTTAGACGCGTTGAGTCGCATTCCAGCGATGCATGGTAACGCAATGCGACGCTTCCAGAATCGCAAGGTCTACGAGGTTTTAACGTCTAATCCTTTGATGGGGGACGGTTACAATTTGTTTTCCTCGTCTCACGTTTCGGGTGATAACACTTCGGGCGCTTCAGCGGCTCCAAGCGTGGCAACTCTCAACGCGATGTTTGTCAAGATGATGACTCAAAAGGGACTGAACAAAGCAGATGGAACGGCATCGGATGCTATCATCAACGTTATGCCAAAGTTTGTCATCGTTCCGGTGGCATTGAGCGCAACACTCTTGCAGTTGGTTGCATCGTTGAGCGATCCAAACGCGGGCGGAAGCTCGACGACAGGAAACTCCAATACGCTCAACATTTACGGGCCTAACGGTATGCGGCCAATTGTGCCAATCATCGAGCCACAGCTTGACGGCAACAGTGCTACGACTTGGTACGGTGCTGCGGATAACGGACAAATAGACACGGTGGAATTGTCCTTTTTGTCGGGTGAAGAGTCGCCGGTGTTGGACTCGGAATACAACATGAAAAACGACACGTACTACAACAAGATTCGCCAGACGTTTGGAGTAAAAGCGATCGATTGGCGTGGTATGTATCGTAACGCGGCCTAGTGCGAACTTGATAGCCTAGTGCATTGGTCACTAGGCTTTTTTGGAATCAATCAAATCGAAACAGAGGGACAATACAATGTCAGGTATTAGAGATTTTGCAGAATTTGTAGATGATTTTTGGGGAGCGGATACGTACTCTACAGCAGGCCAGGGTTCTCCTTGGGCGATTGCGGATACGTCGTCATCCGGTACGCCAACGTATGCACACGTTAGCCCCTCGGCTACCGGTGAAATAGCGTTGACACTTGCGGCCACAAGCGAAGTAGAAAACGTTTGCCTGTCGTTTGGTGACGTGTTGCCATTCGACATCGACAACCTTCAACGGTTTGAAGCGCGGGTCAAGGTGAGCGGGTGCACAACGGGAACTACGATTTCGTGGGGGCTTGC